ATGGGTTCTTCCACCGTTGGGGCTGCTGCCCTCGGCTGGGGTGCCTCCATTGGCTCCTCATGGGCTGACCACGAATGCGGGAAGCGTGAGACTGCCCGTTCATTCCAGAACCTCGGCCTGACTCAGGATGCCGTGGCCATCCTCTGCACCAGCGAGTACGCCGCAGCCGCCCCGGCCTGCCAGCCGAAATGATCGAGAAGCTCATTGGGCAAGTGTTCGGGGATGCAGATGACGCCCACAAGGAACATCTGCTCACCCGGAGCTACGCACAGCACGTGGCTCTTGGGGACTTCTATGGTGGGGTCCGGGATGCTCTGGATGCGGTCGTGGAAGCCCACATCGCCCTGGTCGGGCCAGATGACATTGCAGACCCTACCGGAAGCCCACTCGAACAGTTGGAGGACGGCTACGTTGCTCTGATGGGGATGCGGGACAAGGTCTGCGACGGCTGCCCCACCATCGAGGACCTGTATGACACGCTGACGGGGGAATACCTCACAGCGATCTACAAGCTCAAACGGCTGAAATGAAGAAAGCCCCCGATTATGGGGGCTTCTTTTGTCACTTCGCGTTGAACTCCTGTGCCGGTCCAGTTGTGGTGCTACGTTCCGCCTGTCTGATGTACCTCAAGGCTGTCTGATGGCGGGTCTCGCCGGGCCACTTGCTTTCGACGGCCATCAACAGTTCGTGGTACAGAGTTTGACTGGTGGCGAGTTGCTGCCGCAAAGACTCTGCCTCTGTGTGCTTGCCATCGACAATTCCGTGACATGCTTCGCAGGCTTCCCACCCGTCCTTTTTGCCATCCCGAAACTCGGCGAGCAGTTCGGCGCACAAGTCGCAGGCGTCGAGCGGGTTTCCGTGTTGGCAACTCATTTCCACCCCTCCACCAGACCCCACACGCCGAGTAGCAGCAGGGCAGTCCAGAGTACAGCCTCGAACAGGTACGGCCATGCCTCGGGGGCTGGCTCGGTGAATGGCAGGTCGGGCCTCGGATCGTGGCTGGCGTAACGCTGCGGGCGAATAGATGTACTAGTGCAGCCGATACGGGTACGTGCTGGTTTGGTCATTTCATCTCCTTTCCAATTTCCGCAGCCGCCCTGACGATGGCGCGACGGGTTGCTGCATGAGCGTCGCTGTCATGCGCTTCGCTGGCCCCACGCCCAATGTCTGTCAGCACGTCGGTTACACCATCATCAACACCAACTGTGAGAAACAACTTCACCGCCAGCCGCAGCGCATCGCCGTCGTCGGTGAGGGGGTTCCACCGTGTGCCGTTGTGCCAATCCAATACAACATCACCCATGCAATTGAACCCGGTGTTCCCTCTGCCCCTACCGCTTGTTTCAGATTTGTCGATCTTCAACCCTGCTGCCTTCGCAGCCAGTTCCAACAGTTCACGGTCGTTGCTCATTGCTCTACATATCCTGTAATGTCTCCGGCGGGGAAGCGTACATATGCCTCCGGCTTGCAAGTTGTATTTCCGTGAGACCGCCAAAACAGTCCTCCGTGCTCAGGGTGCCGCCAGCACTCGCTGATCACGATGGTTTTCTTCGGCTGCGCGGGGCGACCACGATATCTGGTTCCGAAAGTCCAGCCTCGCTGCATCCACAGTATCCAGTCTCCCATGTAGAATTCTTCAATCTCCCACTTCTCGATCTGTGCGCGGGCCACGTCCTGCATGGTGGGCAGGTCTCTCCATTCGCTGCTCATTGTTCACGCCCTCCTAGTGTAATGATTTGCGTGCCAACAATCCATGACGGAACGGATAGCCCTTTCCAAATCCCTTCCATGGTCCTCCTGGTAACTCCCGCCATCCTCGCCAGTGCCTCTATCGTGTAGCCCTGGCGCTTGAGGGAGTTGATAAGGTTGGGCCAATCCGGCTCCACTATAATGATTGTCGGCACGTCCTTGGTCTTTCTCTGGTAATTTCTGCTCATCTCCCATTTCTCATCTTTCTCAGGATACGGTCAGCCTCTGTCTTGTCGGTCATGTAGGTCAAGTCGAGGAGTACCAGAACGGGTTGGGGGATCGTGCGGCCGGACTCATACCGGGAACCGCATGTTTGGCTTACGCTCACAGCTCCCCAGAATTGCTCCTGGGTAAGCCCTAGTTCCAGCCGTTTTGCTAATATGTACTTCATTTCAACTCCTTCAGGTTATACGTAGCTGACTATGCGAAGGGCTACAGGCGATTATTTCGGCGGGGGTAAGGCTAGGGTACCGGCGACTTACGGTATAGCGCCCTAGCCCCTCCTGGACCCCTACGCAGCGCCCTCCCGGCGACGGGAAATCCCTAATTCTAGCTGGAAGCGATCCTCCTCCTGGTCATACTTGACCTTGGACTGTACTTCGATGTACTTCTCCAAGAAGTGGCGGGCCTTCTCCAAGTCCTGGATGCCGTTCTTGTTCTTCCACCGGGTGACGTACTTGGTGATTTGAGCCTGGAAGTAGTCAAGGTCATTAGCCACCACGTAATCCCAGTGTTGAATGGAGGACTTGTAGTGGTTCCCCCCGACTTGTTTGTCATTTGCATTCATGTTGAATCTCCTTGAGAAGTTGGCGAGTTGCGGGCAGAGGATCGTTGGTACGAAGCCAATCCACCCCTCTGGCCAGGATCGGCTTGAACTGCGAGTTACCCATGTTGATCTCTTCCAGCGCCTTGAAGCAAAGATCAAGCATGTCGGCTTGCTTGAGTACCTTGCACCCGTAGGGGGTGAGGGTATGAATGTTGAACCACTGATAGTCGAACCGACGCTCCATGGCGGTCAGTGCTGCCTTGAGTTCAGGACTGTCCCACTTGGCCGTGGCCGGAACGTCGCCGGTGTATTGCTCAGCCATGTCGTGAGTCAAGGCAGCCATGAGCAAAGTCGCGCTGGGCTTCTCCTCGGTGATCAGAACGCACAGGATGGCTACGTTGGCGGAATGGTGACCCACGGTCTCCCCCACAATAGTGTCGCAGGTATGGTAACGCTTGACCTTGTTGCCTGAGCGATACCGCTTTATGGTGGACATAGTGGGGTAGGAGGCAATCACCTCCTCCAGATCCCGCAGCTTGCTGAGGGTATCGCTCATTTCTGTTCCCTCCGCTCGATCCACTGAAGGCAGGCAAGCCGCCAGTCGTCGGCCCGCACATCTTCCAACGCCTTGCGTCCGTCGTTGCGACCCTCCTTGCGATCAAACCACGAATCCCACATAGGGATGGCTACCTCATGGAAGAATGGGTTTTTGATCTCCGTGAAGTCCCCTTCGTGCATAAAGATGTCCAGGTCGTTGAACCAGTGGTTGGGGTCATACACGAGCGGGTAGGATTGGATTCCCTCAACCTCATACACGCTCTCCACGTTGGTAGGGATATTACTATACAATTCCCATCCTTGGCCGATTTCGGTGTAGAGGTGGGCGTTGTTAGAGAATTGGCGATATACCCCCACTTCCCTATGTAGCATGGATGCAACTATCTCCTGGAGGAACGACATATGGACTGCGTTCGCCCCGAACATCCCCCAGATGACGTCGTTTGAGCGATTACAGACCGTCATATTCAGCCGCCCCTTCACGATGTCGAAGTAGATATGGGTGTTACACGGAAGATCCACGGAGTCCACATCCAAATCATCGTTGGGATCCCACATGGCGATAACCGCCCGCCTGGTAAATGGTTCGTGCTGGAGAAGATGGACAATATCCATCACTTGGTCAACCCCGAAGTGTCTCCTCCACCGGTGACCATAGGCTCCGTGGAAGTTCAACTCGTTGTCACTGAACTCGCGCATCCGCTTGTTAAATTGAGACACCCATAGCACGTCGTTCCTACCGGCCATCATCCACAGACACTCCATGAGGTGAAAGTAGGGATTCGCATCCCGCTTGGGGTTAAACAGCACCCGCTCGGTGGGGTTGGCATAGGTGACCATAATGGGCTCAGTAAGCCGAAGCGCCCTTCCATTGCGAGTTTGCTCCAGCTCGCTTGACGACCGGAATCTCCAGAGGATGTCGTTCAGCCCCTGATCCAGACTATGTACAGTTAGTTCCATTAGTATTTGCTCCTAGCGTATCCACGCTTCCATTTGAAGAATTCGCACAGGCAGTTCTGCATATCCTGGGCGTCCACATCGACTACATCAGACACCTCCAACCGAAGGCGATTGACTTGTATTTGAAACTCCTCCTGATCCCACTTCTTGTCCAGGGGGTAGTTGCGAAGGTAGTTCAGCCCCTTCTGGGAGCCTGGGCCGGGAGCGCAGAATATGTCCTTATCGGGAGCGTTCTGTAACACCCAGGTGTGTTTGAGATCAGCTACGATCTGGGCGGCGATGAAGCTGCCACAGCGTGGAGCGTTTTGGAGCTGACGCCACATACCATAGCAGCGGGTCGTGGGGACCATCTTGTCAATCTCGTCCAGCGTCCGGGCCACGGACTCATACTTGGGGGAGCCATCATGCTCGGCAGTAATCATGTACGCCCCCGTCCAGACCTTGCCGGGCCTTTCAGAAAGCTGTTTCATGTTGGCGATAAACATGTCCCTCCTTACCCCCCAATCATCTATGTATCCGATGTTATGGAGAGTGGGAATCCAGTTGATCAACCTGCACATAGCCATATTGAGGATCATAGCTGGGTGGCCGGGGTAGGGATCGCGGAAATGCTCCTTGATGTAGCGAGTAACCTTGTCATCTTCCCGGTGGACGTTACAGAAGCGGTAGGTGGCCAGCATGGGATCGTCGGTGAAGGGGCGCTTCTCCCCTGCCTCCTTCTTGACCCGGACCGCCTCACGCTCCGTGATCCAGAACTTGAGATCGTCAATCATGATGGTTCTCGAATAGGTCAAGAAGTTGGTCGGTAGGGAAGTTGTCCCACTCTAGCACTGCCACGTTCCGGCCTGCCGCAGTGAGCTTCCGCTGGAGAGCGTTGATGGGAATGACCCGCTTGCGAGTATTGTCCTCATTCAACGGCTTCAGCTCCCCACGTTCGGCACGGCGAATCTTGACCCTTCTAATGCACTCATCGATGGGAGTATTGAGGAAAGCGAAGATGTGGCGACTGCCCCACTTCTCCGTGATGGCCCCGAGCTTGCCGTAGTAGGTGGAGAGCAAAAGCCCCTCGTACAGCACGTGACCTTCGTCAGCATACTTCTCGATCAACTCGATCTGACGCTCCACAGAGGTCACGCCGTCCATCCCGCCGCACTTGTTCTCATACGGGCCCAGGACGTACAGAGGGCGCTTGAGAGCGGGGTGCTCAACCTTGTACGCTTCGGGCCGCTTGACGGGACCGATGCGGGTGATCTTGTTGGCGTCGTCAAAGATGTCACGAACAAGGGTGGTCTTTCCCGCCCCGCTCGTGCCGTGGATCTTGATAATCATTTCATACTCCTTTCTGTTTAAGAACCCCTATTATACCGGAAACTTATCCTGAGAAGGAACATTCTTATTAAATTGTTCGATGGCGTCGAATAGGTCTTGCTGCTCCCGCCCCTTCTGCTCAAGAACCTTCAAGACCTTGGCATCCATTGTTTTCTCGCCGATCAGGTAGTGGATCACCACCCGCGACTCCGCCTGACCTTGGCGATAGACCCTAGCGTTGGCTTGGTCGTGGAGGTACAAGTCCCATGGGGGGCAGATCCAGAGGATATTCGAGCACGCGCCTTGGAGGTTCAGCCCCACCCCGACTGTTCGCGGGTGGCCGATCAATACTGGGATTGTGCCCTCATTAAAGGCGTTGATAAGAGCGTCCGGGGTCTTAGTCCGCGTTAAGTTGGGAACGCCCCCTAGCGCCTCTTGTAGCCGCTCCTCATCGTGGTTAAACTCGTAAAAGATTAGAAGCGGCGACCCGTTCAAGTCCTCCACAATCCCCTTCACCGCGTTGATCTTCTCATAGTGGATATGCTCCACCCCAGACTCGGTGTACAGTCCCCCATTCGATATCTGCCTACAACGCCCCCCAGCCACCGCGGCATTAGGTGAGCTAACTTTGTCCCCACTAGCAAGGATTGCCAGGAACTCCTTTTCCATGGCTTTGTACACTTTGAACGCTGCCGGGGGGAGGGGGATGGTAATGGGGTTTATGATCAGATCCGGCATGTCGATGTTATCCCTAGCCGACATGCGGAGTACCAGCTTGGCTATCCGACGGTACAGGATGTCCTTATATTGGGGGATGACCTTGTAACTATACCCTGATCTATCGGGCATACAGAACTCGTTGCGGAAGTGAGTAATGAAGTGACCGAGCGAAGCCCCCTGGTCAAGTATGTAGATCTGACTCCATATGTCCTCCAACCCGTTCGGCGATGGCGTGCCTGTTAGAATCCACCTATATGAGAATTCACCAAGCCCCTTCTTGAGCGCCTTGAACCGTTGGCTAGCAGGGTTCTTCCACTCCGCTGACTCATCGATCAAAATCAGGTCATAGCCTGAGGTGAATAACTTTCTGTTCTTGAGGAGGGGAAGGGCTGATTCCGGGTTGATACCGTTGATGAGGGCATCCCCCAGCTGGCGGGTCTGATGCATGTTGTAGTAGGTCATCCCCTCGAAGTCATCCCACTTCTTGATCTCATTAGGCCATACCGTGTACAGCGCCCGGATGGGGGCGATGAGGAGCACCTTCTTGATGTACCCCGCCTCGGCCAACATCTTAATGGCGAACAGGCTAACCGAAGTCTTGCCAAGGCCCATGTCCAAGAACAACCCGGCGTACCTATTCTTCAACAGGAACTCTATGGCCTCCAATTGGTACTTATGAGGGGTGTAGCGCATTTTGCTCCTCCTTGAATCTCCAGATTATGTAGCGGGCGTCGATCAGGTTGTCACATACAAAGATGCGGATATTATGCCGCCGTAGCTGGTCATGAATCTCGAGTTGTATGGCTCGGGGCTTTTCCTTGGCTGCTTTGTATTCTATGAATATGACCCCTCCTCGGTACACATACAACCTATCAGGCCAGCCTACTTGTCCCTTGACGTTAAGCTTCAAGGTCATCATTCCCAGCTCTTTGGCGTAGTCTGATGCCTTGGTCTCTATGCGGCTCTCAAGCTCAGAAGTCCCAAGCACACTCGCCACCCTTGGAGGCTTTGTAGGGGCACCACTTACACGCGCTGTTCGACGGCGTGGCCGGGAATTCTGTGGCGGCATACAGCTTGTCCCACCGCTCCTTCCACGCTGTACGGATGAATGCCTCCAACCCCTTGGGGTAGGATGTTGGGGAAGCCTCTCCCTCAAGATAGAGGGGCGCTACAACCACTTCCTTGACCTCGGGGTAGCGCGAGAAGCCCAGAAGGGCATATACCTCCAGCTGCTCATAGTGGGAGGGGCTGGGCCGACCCGTCTTGAGATCACGGATGTGGAGGATGTCGCCTTCGATCCAGTGGATGTCCACGATGGCCTTGAAGGTCGTCTCGGGAGACTCCTCAAGTTGGAACTCCCACGTATCATCGCGGATGAGCCAAATCTCCTCAGCCCCGGCGCCAAGCTCCTTAGCCCGCTCCAGGATGGGTCTGATCTTCATGAAGTCTACAGTTAGCGACGTGGCTGGAATCTCCCCCTTCAGGAAGCGTTCGCAACCGGTGTGGAGGCGAGTTCCACGTGCCGCGGCAGCCCCAGAGGGGTATTTGATGTCATCGATGTAGGACAGCTTGTACTTGTAGGGGCACTCCTCATACTTGGAGAGTGCGGAATAGCTCGTGCGGGGGATGTTATACATGGTCTTCCATTTCATACCAGTTGGGGCCGACTTCGACCGTTGCGCGCATGGGAATATCAAACTTCCCAGCCTCCATAGCAGCCTTCAGGATGGCTACCTCCTCATCTAAGTGCTCCTTGGACACTGAAATACAGATCTCATCATGGACGGTGGCGAGGAAGCGCCCATACTTTTTGGTCTTGTTGTAGTCTATGATCGCCTGCTTCGTCTGATCGGCAGAGCTACCTTGGATCAAGTAGTTGAGCAGTACGTAGTCCTTGTTCCAAATCCTACCAGTCCGGCTCATTTCCGGTGGGGGAGCATATAGCAGGCGACCGCCCCACGAGCGCACCGGCTCTTTCTGTGAGGCACGGAACTCGACTTGGTCCATGAACTCCTGCACCCCTGTAAGTGCCCTCATATATGAGGAGCGGATACGGGCAGCTTCTGAGGTTGATACCCCCATCCGCTCCGCCATCGTCTTGACCCCCGCCCCGTACAGGATCGAGAATGCAACGATCTTGGTATGCTTACGCTTCAGCGACAGCCCGGTGTTGTCCGATATGATGTCAGCCGCTACCTGATGGATGTCCGCCGCAGGGTCGTTGTCGTACACGTACTTGATTCCACCCTCCGCGAAGTGGCCAAGCATACGAATCTCTTGGGAATGGAAGTCAGCCGACACGAACTCCTCCCCCTCATCCGGCAACACGTACCGGCGCATATGGGGTAGCTCAGGCAGCCCCTCGGGTGCCTTGATACTGAACTCAAGGGGGATATTCTGGAAGTTCGGGTTGGACGACGAGAGCCGCCCGGTCAGCGCCCCATTCTGATCCCCCTTGACCTGATTCCACGCCGGGTGGAGGATGCCGCCGGTAAGTAGTCCCTTCTCATACCAGGGTCGCATGAAGGTGCCGAGGAGCGTCTTGAGCGCCCCACGATAGGCCAGGAGGTGGAACAGCTCGGGGTCAGTTATGACCTGCTCCAGTACATCCCGAGAAGTGCTCAGCCGGCCTGTGGGGGTCTTGGGCCACTCGTCCTCATCGACCGTCATATCAGCCGCCTGCGCCGCCTGGGCTAGCTGCACACCGGAGTCAATGTTAAAGCTGGACAACTCATCCTGTCCCAGGAGGTCATAGGCGCGGCTGGTCACTTCGGCATAGGCCCGCTCATACAGGTCTATGTCGGCCTTGAGGGAGGTCATGTCTATGTGCAGGCCGTCTCTCTCGCTAATGGAGAGGATGGGGGCCAGCTCCCGCTCGCGGTTGTACGGCTCCAGCATCTCCTGCTCCACGATCTTGGGGTACAGGAGGTCATAGAGCATCTTCGTGCGTAGCGTATCGCCCCCAGCGTATGTGCCTACCAGCTCCCCCGGAGCGTCAGCGATATGGGCGCCCCACTTCTTCGTGTTGGACGGCACGATCCCAGCGTTGATAAGCCAGTCCCTCACCGCGGTCTGCTCGTCTGGGGGGAGATTAAGCAGCCGGTCAGCGCTGGGCTTCAAACCCAGAGGAGACAGCGGGTCATTGAGGAACAGGAGGTACATCGTGTCGTGGATACGGAACGGGTCGCCCCACTCGCTCGTGACCTCTGGGAAGAACCTCATCAGCACCGCCATGTCGAAGCGGGCGTTCTGACACAGAAGCTCATGGTCAGAGTTCCACATCCACTGGAGGAGGATGCTCGCAGTCTCCTTGGTACAGTTGTTTCCCGTAGGATGGCCCCAGGCGAGGTAGCAGGCCGGGAGGTCATCGAGCTGGATCGCAACCCCCACCGGCTCAGGTGGGAAGTTGGGATACGGCTCAATGGCCTTGGTCTCGAAGTCAAAGGTGATCATTTTCCTGCGTCGGGATGAGAGAGAAGCTTGATGCCGGAATCGAACAAGTTCTTCATGGCGGCTTGTCTTGCTTCCATACGTGCAATCAAGTCAGAGTTCGCCTTAAGCTGCTGCACAATCTCCTCGTTGTCGATTTCAAGGGACTCAGCCTTCGCTTTGAAAGTGTTACGCTCAGTAACCACAACCGGCTCCTTCCACTTCCACCTGCGCTCCTCGATCTTCCACGTTTTCTCCAGCTCATCATATTGGGGAGCTTCGCTGTTTGCATCATAGCGAAGGGCTTGACGAATTCTCATGAGGTTGTAGGCTTTTCCAAACTTCTGAAAAAGTCCTTCCTGAAGCCCCTCAAGGGAAAAGTGCTCATCGCACCTTTCCTTCAAGAAGATGCTGAGGCGGGTGCGAATATTGTTACGGTAGGTAAGGGTATCATGCTTCGGCTTCATTTTGAAAGCTCCTTAATGGTGGTAAATGCAAGGTTAATTTGAGCAAGAAGCTCGGTGTCCGTCCGAAGTTTCGGTTGGTCGGAATGGTACAGCGATGCGAACATCGCCTTTGCTGCTTTCTGTCCAGCCTCGTTATGGCTGTACATAAGAATTCTGAACTGCTCTATGAGGAACTCTTCTGGCCGACGTTTGGGATCTGATCCTATTGCGGGAAGCTCATACTTGGGCTTTACTTCCGGTTCCGGCTCTGGGTCAGGGAACCGCTCCTTGTCCTCAATCTCTGCTGCTCTCCAATCAGCTATTAACCGCTCTCTGGCTTCCCACGCCTCGTTTTTTAAGCGCCTGTCCTCAGCTTTAGCAGCCGCCCACTCTTCAACAGTGTCGAACCCGGCCTTGACCGCTAGGATGTCATCCCTTCTTACCTGCTCCCCAAACTCCTCAACTACATACTCGAAGTCATCATCTGGAAGGGTGGTGAGTAGGTATAGGCTGTATTGTGCCTTGGGAAGCGAGTTACTAGCGCGGCTAGTAACTCGTTTGTCAGCACCTACGGAAATCATGTTCGATACGGATTGTTGAGACAGTCCGTATCGGTCAGCAATGGATTGTTGGGTGATGTATTCTGGATCGCGCTGATTAACCCCCTCGTTCTTACACAGGAATACCATTTCCTTTGCTGCCTCAACAGTAAAGGTGCCGAACAAGGTATCTAGCTTGTCCCATCTGGACTTACTTGTAGTTACAGCGCTCATCATTTCTGCCTATGTATAGTCGTAGGATCGCTCGGGAGGGGCGGGCCTAGGCCGTACCCCTCCCGACCTTGTTAGAACTTCTTAGCGCCCTTCGCAGGGGCCGCAGCGGGCGATTCGGCGGGGGAATTTACCCCGTTGTCGAAGAGAAGTTCGGTCTCCATCCGCTCAGCCAGGGGCATGACCTGCTC